ATTTGTGTATATTCTGATACAGCTTCTGGAATTAATTCTTCAACTTCTTGGGCTATAAAACCTAAATCGCTAGTATTTCTCTTTTCTTCATTAAAGATATCATCTTTCCAATCAAATGATACAGCTCTTAATTTAGATACTATATCAAGTGCTTTTGCTGTTTCAATTGTTTCAATGTTCTTTTTCAAACGTCGATCTGATAAACTTCCAAATGACACAACGTCTCCTGTACACGTTAAATTTCCTGCACTTGTAAATAATGCAGCATTGTTTAAATGCAACATACCAGATGGACTAGCTGTTCCAATACCTACATTACCAATAACAGCTAGATTACTTGTGAATCTTCCTGTACCAGCAACATCTAAAGTGTAAGCTGGACTTACATTATTTATACCTACATTACCATTACTAAGAATATTTAATCGTGGGGTGCCAGTTGTAAAAAGTCTTATACCTGCATATCCTGAAAGATAGGCCATAGGACCACCAATTTCAGCTGGATCCATCAACCAAGATAAGGAATAATGCCCTACATTATTTCCAGAATAACTAAAATTATCAGATGGAGACATTGTAAGTTTACCACTAATTGCAATATCACCTCTAACATCTAGTGATGCGATAGGACTAGTCGTACCAATACCTATATATCCATCACCTCTAATTCTCATCAAGTGTCGAGAAGTAGTAGTTGATGTACCTGCATAAAAATCATGACTTGACCCTACAACATCCACTTGATACCTAAATGAAGATCCATTAACACCAAAACCATAATATTCATGATCATTATTATTAACGTCATGTAATACAATTTTTCTATTTGTAATCGCATTACTTAATTGTAATGGTGCGTTAGGACTTGTGTTATTTATACCTACTTTACCAGCTTTTAGCGTCATTGTTTCGACATTATCTGAATACATATGCAATGTACTTGTCGCGCCTGCTCCGTTTTGAATATACATATCTTTATCAAGACTAGAAGTACTATTTCTAATGACTCTCATATCAGCATATTGGTCATTTGTTGCTGTATCAAAACCAGTTTCGCCATTATTACCAGTAATAGTTAATTTACCTGCGAATCTTCCTGTACCAGCTACATCTAATGTGTAAGCTGGACTTGCAGTTCCTACACCTACATTTCCACCTGGACCTTGTAATGATAAATTTTGTGGCACATTACTACCGTAATCATACGAAAAAATATTTCCTACAGATCCATTATTACTAAATACTAATCTTTTACCATTTGCAGCCTGGACATATAAACTATGACCATAGCTGTCACTTCCAGTAATCAATACTGCACCATTTGTACCACTACCAGATCCAGTAGCAGTTACATTAGCTAATACAGATATTCCAGTTGCCCTTAAAGTTCCAGTAGAAATGTTAGTCGCGGTAACATTTTGTAAACTTGATAAACTAGTAGCATTAATTGTACCAGCAGAAATATTAGTATTTAACATATTTGTACTAGTAATATTTACAGTAGTTAAAGTTCCTCCAACAATCAAGTTACCAGATAAACTCAAATTTGCACCTGTAATAGTAGTTCCTGACAATGTACCAGCACTTATAGAATTACCAACGATATTAGTTGCTGATAATAATCCAGAAGTAACACTTGTTGTAAATCTTGCTGTACCTGTAACATCTAAATTAGCCGTAGGACTTGTAGTATTTATACCTACATTACCATTTAAATCTATTATCATTCTTGTCGTACCACTTGTCCCAACTCCTGCAAATGTACCCGATAATGGAGACGTGTATGTATCAAAAAGATGATTTGCAGACAAATATCTTATACGATCTGGGCCGGATANAGTATTTGTATCATTTCCTTTAAATAATAACAATTCTGAACCCTCACTCCCTCCGTATAATCTCTCGCCTATATATGTATGACTCCACNNACCCGGCTCGTCACCAGTAGTCCCGTAAAATGAAATATAATTAGATTGTGATGAATTACCAATACGAAGATTACCACGTACATCAAGTGCTTCACCTGGACTTACAGTACCTACACCTACATTACCACCTGTAGTGTAAATATTNCCAAGTGTATTAGAATTACCAAGTGCTAATAAATTACTCGAAACTCTAAGAGTAGCAATAGTACTCGTGGTTACATTTTCATTTGTTATTTGAGCACTTGCAGCTGTAATACCTGTACTAGCATTTAAAGTTCCAGCTGAAATATTTGTTGCAGTTGCATTTGCAAGAACGGAAGTCCCAGATACACTGATAGTACCTGTAGTAATACCAGTACTTGCAGTTAAAGTTCCAGCAGAAACATTAGTCGCAGTTGCATTTGCAAGAGCTGATAATCCAGATACACTGATAGTACCTGTAGTAATACCTGTACTTGCAGTTAAAGTACCAGCAGATACATTAGTTGCAGTTACATTAGCAAGAACTGATAAACCAGACGCAGTTAAAGTTCCAGTAGAAACATTAGTAGCAGTTGCATTAGCTAAAGCTGATAATCCAGATACACTGATAGTACCAGTAGTAATACCGGTACTTGCGATAACTACACCAGCAGATACATTAGTTGCAGTTACATTAGCTAGAGCTGATAATCCAGATACACTGATAGTACCTGTAGTAATACCTGTACTTGCAATAACTACACCAGCAGATACATTAGTTGCAGTTACATTAGCTAGAGCTGATAAACCAGACGCAGTTAAAGTTCCAGTAGAAACATTAGTAGCAGTTGCATTTGCTAAAGCTGATAACCCAGTTGCGTTAATAGTACCTGTTGTAATACCTGTACTTGCAGTTAAAGTACCAGCAGATACATTAGTTGCAGTTACATTAGCTAGAGCTGATAACCCAGTTGCGTTAATAGTACCTGTTGTAATACCTGTACTTGCAGTTAAAGTTCCAGTAGAAACGTTAGTTGCAGTTGCATTAGCAAGAACGGAAGTCCCAGTTACTTTAATAGTACCTGTTGTAATACCTGTACTTGCAGTTAAAGTTCCAGTAGAAACATTAGTTGCAGTTGCATTTGTAAGAGCTGACAACCCAGTTGCGTTAATAGTACCTGTTGTAATACCTGTACTAGCATTTAAAGTTCCAGTAGAAACATTAGTTGCAGTTGCATTTGCAAGAATGGAAGTCCCAGATGCATTTAAAGTTCCAGTAGAAACGTTGGTAACTACAATATTGGGAACTGTTGCTGTTGTAGAAAACAAGTTGGCTGTTGAAATTAAACCAGTACTTAAAAGAGAAGCAGTTGTAATACCTGTACTAGCATTAACTGATCCAGTATTAACTGATCCAGTATTAACATTAGATGCAGTTACATTTGTAGAAACAATATTTGGTATAGTTGCAGTTGTTGCAACTAAATTACCGGAACTTGTATTTGAACCAACTACATTTGTTGCAGAAAGTAATCCAGAAGTAACACTTGTAGTTGCTACTAGCGTACTTGAAGAAATATTAGTAGCAGTTACATTTTGTAAACTTGATAATCCAGTTGCATTGATTGTTCCAGCTGAAATATTTGTATTTAACATATTTGTACTAGTTATATTTACAGTAGTTAAAGTTCCTCCTACAACTAAATTTCCAGATAAACTTAAATTTGCACCAGTAATAGTTGTGGCTGAAACTGTACCAGCACTAATATTTGTTGCAACAATATTACTAGAACTCAAATTAATATTTGATAAGTTAGTATTTAACAATGAACCATTAGTAATGGACGTCGATACCATACTAGATACACTAACATTTGTAGCAACTAAATTACCAGATGATGCATTTATATTGTAAAGAAATGTTTTAGACATATTATACTATTACACCATAAAAAAATATTTGTAAATTAAAAAAAATAACATTTCTTTTAATTTTAACCTAAAAATTTATACTTTAATTTATACTTTAATTTATACTTACTTTAATTTATACTTACTTTAATTTATACTTACTTTAATTTATACTTACTTTAATTTTAGTATAATCTAAAATTTTACCAGACGTACTCTCTACATATCCATTTATAATTAGTTCACCAGTATCTATTTTTAAATGACAAGATTTACACAAAGAAACTAAATTAAATAATTTATTTTTATGAAATGCTTTACCATTTACAAATCCAGATTCGTCACAATTTTTTTGTTCGTTAATATGATGAGTATCTAATGGTATACTTTTATCTTTTGGTTTATATCCACATACTTCACATTCACTTATAATTTTTGCATTATTATATCTACTTTTCTTTGTAGAAAGAACTCTAGTTTTATTTTCTATTAATTGATTTCTTATATCAAACGCAGTATCTATAAAAAAATCATCATGTATAATTGACTTGCATACTTCCAATCCATAAAGGTCACTACCAGATCCATCACTTATAATTCTATTAAAAATAATAATATCATCTTTACATGTTACACTAAGATGACATATTTTTATACTTTTTGTTTTTTGAATAATAGGTAAAGATGCTATTTTATGTAAATGTGTTGTAAAAAATAATTTTGTATTAGATTTTAAAAGACTTAATAAACAACTTGTCACTATTGCACAACTACTATTTACTTCAGTTCCTCTACATAATTCATCAGATAATACTAATGTATTTTTACCAGCACAACTTAAAATTTTCTTTAACCCACTCATTTCACTTATAAAACTAGATTTACCAACAAATAAATTATCAGTTAAATCTACCTGTGAAATCATCTTTTTAAAAGGATAATACACCATCTTTTTACATGGCACATATAAACCACATTGTGCTAATATAATACAAATACCAATAGCCCTTAATAAACTAGATTTACCACTACTATTTAAACCATAAAGTAACATTCCTTTATTATTTTTATCCAAACATATATCATTTGGTATATATTCGGTATCACAAATTCTTTCTATAATTGGATGACGTAAAGATATACAATTTACAAAAGAATCTTCTTTATTAGTGTTTATTATTTCTGGTTTACAATAAAGATATTTTTTACTACATTTCACATTGCTAGTAATTATATCTAATAAACTTATAAATATTAAAAGTTCTTTAAAAACAATATGATATTTTTTAGAATATTCCTCTAATTTTAAGAGGTAATGCAACTTTACTTTTTTTACTAAAAGATCTCGCGTTATTATTAACTTTGTAGATAACTTGGTTAATTCATCTGTTGTAAATTTACACATATTACTCGTTGAACGCATTGTAAATTGTATATCTTTACATTCATTAACCAGTTTTGAATATCGTATCTTTGTACAACTAAAATAATATCCGTCATTATCAGTAAAATTTAATTTAATCATAGAATCTGCACCTATTTTAGTTTTAATATTTGTTTTTTCTAAACTTTTTTCTAAATACAATCTTTTATTTTCTATATCGTTTTGTATATTGTTTATATTATTTTGTATTATGTCTAATTCCTCCACTACACCGCTATTAAAAAAATTAACAATTTCATCTTTGTTTGTAGATAATGTAATTCGTTTCATTTCTTCTAAATAAAAACACATTTTATAATCATCTATAAATTGCATAAAACTAGTTATTATTCTATTCTGTGGAAGTAAATTATCTTTTACATTATGTAATGTATTTATTCTATCAAATAATAATAATATTTTCATATAAGTCGTGTGTAATTTTTCAAATTCATACGGATGCAACATATTTAAACCCATTTTCCTATGTAATCTTTCAAAATCTATTATATCACTTAATATAGATCTTATTTCTATAAACTTTTCATCTTTTATCTCGCTAAAAGTATTAGATAAATCATATCTCCTTTGCATTTCATTTATATCAGTAAATGGTTTAGAAAGAAGATTTTTTAAAGCTCTCTTTCCTATAGCTGTTTGTGTAAAATTTACAACATCAAATACACTTGAAATTTTTGAAAAAGAATTTATTTTACTATTTGGTAATAAATGCAATTGTTCAGATGTATTTAATTCTAATACTAAATTTTTGCTTTCATTTATAATTCTAGGTATATTTAAATTAGAAATGTATTTGATATCATATCTAGACATATAATCTAACATGTATAATAAATTAACTCTTGATATTGGAATCATTTCTAAAAACATGTATTGGATAGGATCTTCCATTCCAAAATCAATATGAGTATACACTTTTCTTAAATATTCGTTTTGATATTTAATTTTATTATACTCTTTATATATAGAATCATCCCTTTTTATCTCTATATATTTATGTTTATTTTCCAATTCGTATAAAAATTTTTCAATTTGTTTATAATAAGACGGTACCTGGCAAGGTACTCTATCCTCTATTATTGTCTTGACAACATTATAAAATAAAATTTCTTTAGAATTATATCTAGAAAGTATTCTAGCAAACTCATCTAGTACTATTTTAAAATCAACCTTTTCATAAGAAAATTCTATTACGTTTTCATTTAATTCAATTTCGTTTGTTATATTATTAACGCTACATATAGAATAAAAAAAACAAGTCTTTTTATCACAATTTGTAATTTCTAAAAAAATACTGGATAAATTATTTTCCGTATCATGTGATGTTTGAAAATCAGGTGATTTCAAGCATTGTGAATAAACTGCTGTTATTCCCCTTTTTATTAATTTTCCATTTGTATCTGAACTTTTTTCTAATTCGTCTACAATTACAACTGTATAATCGTTTTCTAAAAGAGGTGTGATATATTTAGATAGATATGTTTTAGTAAATCCTGCAAAGTTAGGATGACTTCTTGTACTCTTTTCTGTTTTATTCTTTTTTGAATAAGCTATATTTAAAATATCTGCAACAATATCAGCATTTCCAAGTTTTTCAGTTTCTACTTTATAAATTTCATAAAATGTTCCAACTTGCATAAGAACAACAGTTCTTTGACCATATTTTTCTATACATTCTATGTATATTTTAAAATATTCGTCAATCATAGAATGTACCTTACGACAAGGTATCATTGTCTTTTTTTATTTAGACTACTTGCATAGTAATTTACTTTATTTTTAAATTAAATTACTAATCTTTATCTGTTAGAGTCCTTTTATTTTCTTTAATTTACATTAGAAGAAATATGAATAGCGGTAATATCTCTTTTTCCTATAGTTTCAATCATTTCTACTACCACAACAGTATATTTTCTACTTAAATAATCTGGTATTGTTTTGTATAATTTATCTTTTTTTATAGTATAAGCTGGATTAAACAATCTATCCAATAATCTTACTTCAATATTTTCTTTGTCAATATAATATAGTATACAACATTTTTCTCCATACGTATCAATACAATGTTTATCAAAATTATCATTCTGATAATTATAAATAGTACTAGGTAAATTTATACTGTATTTACCTATACTATTTACATAACTATAATTATACATAGTTTCCATAAGATTATAAAGTATTATATAATTTTACTTTAAACATAATCTTTTTTTTTTAAATTAAATAACAAAAAAATATTTGATAAATTTATTATAATTATTTTTTTTATTTGCTACTTGTATAATAAGATTTTTATGAACCAAATTAATAATACAACTAATATGATTGAAGCTCAACTTGATCAACCATTGTCCAATCCTTATATAATGGCAATTTTGAAAGTTTCATTAGCATTATACGCTGCTCAAATTGCTCCAAGACCTCCAGCTTATGTTCAAGATTTTTTTAAAAATACATATGCTAAAATTGGTTTAATCTCTTTAATTGTTTATATTAGTGAAAAAGATTTACAATTAGCACTATTAATTGCTCTTATTTTTGTATTAGGAAGCAACTTTTTATCTGGAAGAGATATTCTAGAATCATTCCAGTCATTCTCTGGAAAAGAAGTTGCAGAGTATTCTAAAACATACGATGCTACTAATAAAATGCAATTATTAGAAAGCAAAAGTGATATCTTTCCAGGATGTGAAAATATTACAATGAAAGATTTACAAGCTATTTTTGATGGAGATATTACTCAATTCTCAAAAGCTGTAAATCATTCATTTAAACAATTAGTTGCTTCAGCAAAAGATAAATCATCAAGAGATAGAATTATTGCTATTGGACGATATGCTGGATTATCTGATAATATGACATTTGAAGATCCTGATACTGCACCATATTTAGCAACACTTTTAGTTAATTATGGATTTAATCTTAATGATAAATGCAAACCACCTTCTGATTAAAATCTTATTTATTATTTATTATTAATTTATCAAAAAAAAAATGAAAAAACATAATTCTTATTTTTTTTTTAATGTACACTGGGATCTGGTCCAATAATAGAAATTACGGGTTAGGAGATATAGTTTTGATTTATTCTAAAGATTATTTTATATGTAGTAAAAAACATATATCTAATAATTTAACATTTCCTAGTAAAGAAGATATTTATTGGATACAAATATCAACTTTATTTTTAAATAATTTATCTCGATCTAACTATAATATATTACCAACTATATTTGAAGAAGATTCACAAATAAATGTAAAAAGAAAAAGAAATCAAAATGATACATATGCAAAATATAAAAAACACAAAATAAACATAACAGAAGAAGAAGATGAATTTATTATACAAATAGAAAAAAATCATACAGAAGAAAATAATCATACAGATCATACAGAAGAAAATAACGAAAATAATGAACATAATGAAAAAGATAATCAATATTATATCCAATACGATGATCCATATTATATACATTACAACGAACAATTTAACCAACAAAATGAACAACAAAATGAACAAAACGAACAATGCGATGAACAACTTGACGAAAAACGCGAAGAACAACTTGACAAACAATTGCAATTCAAAAGAAAATTAGAATCATTAGAAAATGAAATTAAAGAAAATAAAAGGATAAAATTATATAACAATGAAGTTGATAATTTACGTGATGAAATTTTACTTATGAATATTGATATTAATACAAAAACATTTATATTAGATAAACATGATAACATACAAAAAATGCATGGAAGTGATTTTACAAAAGGTATGAATTGGTTAAAAACAGTATGTAATATTCCTTATGGTATATACAAACCATTGGATATTACAAAGAATGACTCTTCAGAAATAATTAAAGAATATTTTAAAAATATTAAATTAAAATTAGACGAATCTATTCATGGATTAGAAGAAGTTAAACAAGAAATTTTAGAATTTGTTGCTAGAAAAGTTACAAATCCAGAATCAAAAGGACATATCTTAGCTCTTTATGGAAATGCAGGTGTTGGTAAAAGTAAAATACTTAAAACATTAGGAAAAGCTTTAAATTTACCACTTTATCAAATTAATTTTGGTGGATTAAATGACGTATCTCTTTTGACTGGACATAGTGAAACATATATTGGATCAAAACCTGGAAAAATTGTAGAAATTTTACAAAATTCTAATTGTATGAATCCTATTATCTATTTTGACGAAATAGATAAAATAAGTGAAAATAAAGCTATTGAAATTTATGGAATTTTAACACATATCCTTGACGAAGAACAAAATAATCATTTTCAAGATAATTATCTTTCTAATGTTAATATAGATTTATCTAAAGTATTTTTTGTTTTAGCTTTTAATGATATTACAAAAATAGATAAAATTGTTTGCGATAGATTAAAAATTATATACATTGATCCACCTAAATTAGAAGATAAAATTACTATTTGTAGCGAAAAAATGATTCCTGAAATTTTAAAAACAATTAAAATTAAAGATAATTTAAATATTATTATTGATAAAGAAGTCATTGAATATATCATTGTTTCAAAAACACAGAATGAACAAGGTGTTAGACAATTACGTAAAAATATAGAAAAAATTGCAAATAGAATTAATTATGATATTCTACTCCAAAATAGTCATCATTTTAAATACGAAAGTGAAAGAGATATTATTATTACAAGAAGTTATGTAGATCTTGTTTTATTGTCACCTGATACTAATAAAGATTATCTACAAATGTACATTTAAGCTTTTTAAGAAAAAGCTTTACCAAAAATCTAAACTTTTAAAAAAAAGCTTTACACCAATTTTTGATTAAACTTTACACCAATTTTTGATTAAACTTTACACCAATTTTTGATTAAACTTTACACCAATTTTTGATTAAACTTTTTATTAAAAAGTTTATATTTTTGATTAAACTTTACATCAATTTTTGAAAGTTTATATTATTCAATAAATTTCATAAAAATAACAAATAATATTAAAACAAATCCAAAATAAACATATCTATCTTCTTTTAATAAAATTACTTGCAAATATTCAAACCAATTTTCATTTGGTGGTTTTATAAATAATTCATCTAAAAATCCAATAAAACTACTGGAAATCTTTTTACTTATGTCATTTATAGAATAATTATAAATATCATTTTTCTCATATGCTTTTTTAATTATTTCATTTGCCATATTATCTATCATTTCAAATTCTTGAATTTTTTGTTTATTTGGTATAAATGGATTTGTTGTTATATTACTACGTTCCATAGCCAATATATTTACAGGATTAGATATTGCTTGTACGTTTGATGTATTTACTAATTGTAAAATAGAAGGATTTATTATAGTTGTTTCTTGTTTTTTTTCTTCATTTATTTGTATTTTTTGAGTGCTTTGTACAATTTGACGTAATTTGTTCATTTGCTCATTACGTTCCATTTCCTGCTTTTCTATTTCTTTCTCTCTTATTTGTTGTTTAGTTTCTTTAGTTTCTTCATTAATACTAACAATAGGCCTTGTAGCTATAGGTAACGGAGGTTCTTGTGGTTTTTGTGGTTGTTCTTGTGATTGTAGTTGTTCTTGTTTAGCTATTGGTGTTTGTTCTTTAGCTATTGGTGCTTGTTCTTTAGCTATTGGTACTTGTTGTTTAGTTGTAGATGTTTTATTTGATTCTAATGAATTACTTTTAACGATTATATCCATTAATGATAAAGGTATAATATTTTTTGGTATTATTTGAATATTTTCATTAGGTGATATTAAATTATTATATCCTTGTATAAATGGTAAGATTTCCTGATTTTTATCTTTAATTTCTTTTATAATTTCAAAAGGAAAGTTGTTATTTATACTCATATATATATATAAATGTAATTTAATTATTCCTAATTAAAATTAATTATTACTTTTTTTAAATTTAAATTCGTTCTTACTATAGATATTAAATATTTTATATAATATATACAAAATATGCAATATAAACAAAAATATCACTGGGGTCCGTATCTTTGGTCATTCATTCACACTATATCAATTTACAATGGTAGTAATATTTTAGAATATAACATTCATGTAAAAAACATACTTGAATCAATCGCGTATATTATTCCTTGTCCAACATGTGTAAATACTTATAAAGACTTTTTGATTACATTGGAAGATAAAGATTTATCAAAACACATGGTACTTTTTTACTGGTCAGTAGATTTACATAATTTAATTAATAGTAAATTAAATAAAACACAATTATCATATAGTGATGCATTATTGTTATGGACTACAAGAGAATCTAATTAATATAAATTATCTAAAATATCATTTTCTACATTTTCATCACCATTTTCATCACCGTTTTCATCACCGTTTTCATTACCTTCTATTTTAATAGATTGTAAATTAATTTCTTCTGTAAACGTAGGCCTATTGTCAACAGCGTTGGTAAAGGTACCTTGCTGTATATCAACAGCGTTGGTAAAGGTACCTTGCTGTATATCAACAGCGTTGGTAAAGGTACCTTGCTGTATATCAACAGCGTTGGTAAAGGTACCTTGCTGTCTATATAAAGGAGAATTTAATTTGTTATTATTTTTAAATGATGATTCTCCATTACTTTTTGAAATTGATTCATTGTCAAATGATCCAGGAATTTCCTGAGGTATAGAATTATAATAAATACCATTCTGTACATGTGTTAATTTTTGAGAGAAATCTTTAATAATAGTATTTATTTTAAGAAGAATTATATCAATTTGAGAAACAATATTTGGATCGTTTTGATATGTAAATTTTAAATTTTCAATACCGCATTTTGCAGAATCTATTTCTTTTAATAATAAATCTATACATTCGCAATTTTTTGCATATTCGTTACTTTGATAGTATATTTTATTCGTATACTTGGAGTTGATAATGTGATTTAATATCTCAATACATTCTGATACGACACTGTTAATTTCAAATATAGCTTGTTTTCTAGAATCATTTGTAATAAATCTTTTAAATGATTGATAAAACGCGTCGTTTTCTAACGAAATAATACCATCAAAACTACGTGCAATTCTTCCATTTTTCTGTATTTTACTTATTATTTTCAAGTTAATTAAAAGTTTATCTGGTATCATACTTTATTATTAGAAAATAAATTCCTTTTTAAACAATAACGAATAAAATCTAGACTTTAATTACACTTTACAAATTTTAATTAAATTTTGTAAATTTCATTTTAATGTCATTTAATATATCATTTTGTAATACAGAACCCAGGGCTTTTCTAACAGAATCTTTATTTAATTCTTTACATATGTCATTTACAGTATCAATATCATAATCATCATCATTTTTATAATGTTTTATATATTGTTTTAATTTTGTTTTTAAAATCTCTAAAATAGGATCTGTTAATAATTCACAAGAGTCTTTTAAATTTTTAACAACATTTATTAAATTACCATCAGAATCCTGTACTAACGAATTATATGTAGGTGGATTTTTTTTAACATATTTTACGGAATGATTTTGTGGTTGATTTTTATTACAAATAATGTCTTTTATATAATTACCTAATAACAAATTTAATTTTGGATAATTGTATTTATCAACCATTTCTTTCATTTTACTTGGTTCTATAAAAGTAGTATCTAAATTATTTATATGATTTACAATTTCTATACGTTCTATATGTATATTATTTATATTGTTTATAGTACATTTTTCATTATATGTATTAATATTACTTTTAATATTGTTCTTTGTTAACATGTTATGAATATCTAATGCGTTCATTTTTTTAAAGGATTCACACCTGTTTTCTTTTAAATGTCTATCCAATGTAAATTTTCTTTGAAATGAATTTTTACAAAAATAACATTTTAAATCTATATTATCTTTTTCTTTCATTTCTATATATTATTATATTGTATTATGATATTATTTTTTAATAAAAATACTAAAATATAAAATAAAAATATAATCTAAAAACTTTTTAAAAAAATAAAATAAAAAAAATATAAAAATATAAAATTTTCTATGAATTCTAAAATATATGTCTCTAAAAAAAAATACTCTTTTTTTTATTTTGCACCACCAACGTCCTTTTTTAAAGAATGTTAAACATGGTTTAAAAATATACATTTATTTTTAAAAATAATAAATCATGGTTTAATCACTTGGTGCAAAATTTTTTAAATTAAACCATAAAAACAAAAATATCTGGTGTATAAATATTTATACATTACATGGTCTTAAACAATGTTTTTATTCTTATCTTTGTCATAAATCCAAAATTCGAAATTAAAACCATATTTTTAATACAATTATTTTAGTTTATAAATTTTATTTATATTAAATGATATATTTTAGATAATGAATGAAATTGTAGAATTTAGTAGACCAAGTTGGGATGAATACTTTGTTTCTATTTCTTTATTAACAAAAAATAGAAGTAATTGTATTAAAAGAAAGGTTGGATGTATTATAGTAAAAGATAATAGAATTCTTTCTTTAGGTTACAATGGGACTCCAATTAATACAAAAAATTGTTATGAAGGTGGTTGTAAAAGATGTTTTGATCAATATAATAAAAAAGATAAAAAAGATATTTCCGGAAAGGCTTTAGATTTGTGCATGTGTTTACATGCTGAAGAAAATGCATTATTGTTTATTAATAAAAATGACCTAGTAGATTCAACAATGTATGTTACATTAATACCATGTATTGGATGTGTTAAAAAAATATTGCAATGTAAAATAAAAAGAATTGTGTATATTGAAAATTATTCACCTGAAATTGATAATTTAAGCAAAAAAATATTAAAAGAAAATAACATAATTCTTTTAAAATGGGGAGATGAAAAATGTTGAAAAAATTGAATAAAGATATATTTATTAATATAAATAATATGAATTCTATAAGTAATAGTCTAAGTAACAGTAAAGATACCTTGCCGTATAGTAAAGATACCTTGCCGTATATCAACAGCGTTGGTAAAGGTACATTACAGATACCCCATTCATCTATTAGACAAAATGTATCATTACCTTCTTCAACTAAAAAATCATTATTACAAAAAATAGATATTTTAAAAAATGAGATTGAATGTTTAGTTAAATTAAACAAAACACAAATTACAAATGAAGAACGTAAAAAGAATGTGAATTTAAAGCAACAAAAAATGACTGAATTAAAAAAATCAAATGAAGATCTCAAGATAATTTATAGAAATGAAAGATTAGAATCAATCAAAAATAATAGAATACTTGCTGTTCAAAAGACTATGGATAATTTAGATTTTAGATCTGCAAAACAAAAGAAAAATGATAGTGAAGCTATGGATCGTGCTAAAAAAGCAAAAGAACAAAGAGAACTATTAAGAAAAACGTATATAGAATCTAAAGAAGTAGAAAAAATTTATTTAGAAAAAGATTCTAAATTATTACCAGGAAATTTATTTTTAAATGAGAATATAATAAAAAAATATGGCTTATGCCCATTTATTAATATAAATGAAGATTCTGAAAATATTTATACTAAAAGATTAGAATGGTTAACATCGAGAGATGATAATGGAACGTATTATTATAAATTATACAAAGATTTTTTTGAACGTGAATCGATAAATATATTAGAGCAAACGAAACAAAATATAGAAGATTCGATTGAAGAATTTATTAAAAAAATACTTTCAGAGTCTCAAATAGAAATATATAATGACAGTATTACATTTTTAAAAGAATACATTGCATGTCATATTAAATCAAAACGCATAAAAGAACGTTATAAAGGTTTTATAAATAACATGTCAATATTATATTCAGAAACATCTTTATTATTACACGAATATTTATCTTTTAAATATAATATTCATATAGTAATTAATGATATATATAATCAAAAATCTAGTATACAAGATGAACATTCTAAAAAAACAGAACAAATGTATAAAGTATTATATATAGAAGAATTTGATAAATTAGTATATAAATATGATGATACTATTAAATCTCTTGAACAAAATATAAAATTTGTAAATAATACAATCATTAATTTAAATAGTAATTTATATTCTTATTTAACAGACAATGAAGATTTCTTAAAACAAATAGGTATATTACATGTAAAAAATAAATCTAATCAAAAAGAAGTAATAATCAAGAGAGAAGGAAAATATTTTAAAAAATGGACTTCTTTATCAAATGAAGAACGTTTAGAAAGATTTTTAGATTTTTCAAAATATTTTGTAACTAAAAATATACAATTAGAAAGTTCAGAAGAAATGGTATCTAAATTATATAATTTATTAAAAGATAATTTTCTTCAAAAAAAGATAGTATATCGTAATTGTATTTGGAATATAAAATTAGGTATTATTGAAAATGTGAAAATTTTAATATATAATAATGATACTAATGAATTTATATTAAATAATACAACTGAAAATAATACAACTGAAAATAATACAACTGAAACATCACGACAAGGTGTTAAAAAAATTTCAACAAAAACAATTATTACAAAACATGTTGAAAAAATTATTAACGAAGAATTACTTTATTTTATTGTAAAAAAATTAAAAGATTTAGATAAATTTGATAAAGAAACAGATTTAGATAAATTTGATAAAGAAGATGTAAATACAATTAATCAAAAAAATAAAGAAGATTTTATTGATAATATTAAGGAAAAGTTATGTGTTAAAAAAATAAATAAAAACGACAAGGAAATTATTTATAAAACATATGATAATATTTATGAAATTATTGCTAATAATAAAAAATAAGACAAGTACGTTAAAAAGAGAATTTCAAACTATAAATTATTTATAAATAAGATCAAGATTTATAAATAATGGGTGCAATTTCATTTTTATTATATAACATGTCTAAACCACCGATAAATATAGATTATATAAATTCATTTATGAAAATGAAAAGGAGAGGAGAAGATGATACTCAATTACTTGTAGAAAATACACCTATTATTAATACTATTAATACTCAACAAATTAGCTCTATTTTAAGTAAACGTGAAATAAAGGAATACAAACAGATAACTTATAATTATGGATATCATAGAATGAGTATAAATGATATATCAGAAGATGGTTCACAACCTTTTGAAGATCCTATTTTACATAAAATAAGTTCTTATCCAGAATTAAGAATTCGTCCTAAAAGAAAATTATTATGCAATGGAGAAATTTACAATTATAATGATCTTGTTCAAAGCGAAAATTTTACCGATAAAGACTTGCAATCAGAATCAGACTGTGAAGTAATTTTACCATTATATATTAAATGTGCTGAAAAAGAACAAAACTCAGAAAAAGGTCTTGTTGAATGTTTAAAAAAGATAAATGGAGAATATTCATTTGTCTTGACTGAAAATACAACAACTTTTAATTTAAAAAATATAAATGTCTTTGTTGCAAGAGATCTTTTTGGTACTCGACCATTATATATGGTTAAATATTCTCCTACAAATCTAAATAATCTAAATAATATAAATAATCTAAATAATCTAAATAATAAAAACAATACATCTGAAATGTTTTATTTGTTTACAACAGAACTTAAAGGTATCCCAAAAGAATTATTTAATAATCCAGATTATATAATAACTGAAATACCACCTGGATGTTATTGGTCTTTTAATAATATTATATCAAATACCTTTACTGATGAATTTATCCCTTATTATGATTTGTCATTTTATTCAAAATTATCGAATTGTATATATAATAAACCAAACCCTGATACATTATCAAATATTTATCTAAATATTAATCAAATTGCAACAAAAAGTGTAATTGAAAGATATAATATGTCTGATAGAAAAGTAGGTGTATTATTAAGTGGAGGTTTTGATAGTTGTATTATTGTCACTATATTAATAAAATATTTGGTTGAAAATGGATTTAACGATGTATTATCTGTATTTACAATTGGAGATTTAGATAACGATGATGTTATAAATGCAAAAAATCATGTATTATATTTAGAAAAAACGTTTAATCTTACAATACGTCATCATATTGTAACTATTGCAGATTATAAATTAATTTTACCAGAAATTAACAATATTATAGAAGCATTAGAAACATATGATTCAATTACAATTAGAAAAAGTATACCTTTATACTATTTATTAAAATATATTAAAGAAAAATGTGATATTAAGATTTTACTTTCAGGTGAAGGATTAGATGAATGCTGCGGATATGATGAATTATTTAAATTAAATGATCAGGAATTTAGAGAAAAAAGTATTAATCTTCTTTTTAATTTACACAAATATGATTTGTTACGATCAGACAAATTATCTGGATATTTTGGTTTAGAAATGAGATATCCTTTTCTTTCTAAAGATTTTATAGAATTTATACTTTCTATTCACCCTAGTTTACAAAGACCTCAAATGTCAGGATATTCAAAAGTTCCAATAGAAAAATATATTATACGTAAATCATTTGAGAATGAAAAAATAGAAAAAGATATTTTATGGAATTCTAGAAAGGATATTTCTAATAGTTTCAATACTCTTTCTTATTTTTTAAAATCTTATTTTTCACAAATTATTACAGATATAGAATTTACTAATTATATAGAAAGTGATAAAGGAGTAATTCCTAATTCAAAAGAAGAAATGTATTATAAAAAGACATTTAATATGTTATTTCCCAACATGGAGAATATTATTAATGGTTATTGGAATTCTTTATTTTAAGTCGTTTAAAAGATCTTATTTTTTTATTGATTTTGTATATTAATGGATAAATTAACTGATTTTTTAACTGTTTTTTTTGTAAATAACAGTGTAAAAGAAAATGATACAAAACGCGTTAAAAAAGATAAAAATGACAATATTAGAAAATCAGAAATTATACCTACACAAACGATATCAAGTAATCAAAATATTTCTAATAATATACCGTTAAAAATAGGAAAAAAAACAGAAACAGAAATAGAAACGCCAATTAAAAAAGTGTCTATTAAAAAAGCGTCTATTAAAAAAGCGTCTGTTAAAAAAGCGTCTATTAAAAAAGCGTCTGTTAAAAAAGCGTCTATTAAAAAAGCGTCTATTAAAAAATCGTCGGTTAAAAAAGCGTCGATTAAAGCGTCTATTAAAAAATCGTCTAACCAACAAGAAAATGACAATACATTTACATCTTCTGACAATGACAATACATTTACATCTTCTGAAAATGACAATACAGAACTTTTCACTAAATCTAATAGTAATAGTTCTAGTGAAAATAAAGAAAATACAGATAATTTAGAAAAGAATTTATTATCTTCTTTATCATTTTCAAGTTATAATAAAGAAATAGATAAAAAAGAAATAGATAAAAAAGAAATAGAAGGGATAGAAGAAATAGATAAAGAAGAAATAGATAATGTGTTATTAAAAAAATATATATTAAAACCTTCTGAATTTTATAAAAAAAATATATTAATAGCAAACGATGATAAAAAAAATAATTTTGATATAACAAATGATATTTTATATAAACTAAGTCTTTTAAAAGACATTGATAATATATATAGCAAAGATATATATATTTTTACAGCAAATGATAATAGAAAAATGTTTAAACAAATGTTATTAGATAATCCATATTTATACTTTATAGATTTTCATGTCAAACAAAATATCGATAAGAATATTTTAAAAGAAAATAATAAAGAAGATAACAAAGAAGATAATAAAAGAATTATTTGTATTATTGATACTGATATTTTAAAAAATATAGATGATTTACAAGATTTTATAAATCCTCAAATACATCTTATTTTACTAACTCTAGAAACCAATAAAATAATGGATTATTATAATAAGATAGGTAATAAACGTCTTCTTATTCATAAACAAAACAAATTAAAATCTTTACAAAAAAGATTTTTTAAATACGTTATATCAAATATAGATAAAAAGATGCCTTTTGATGATTATTATAATAGAATAAATGATGAAAACATGGATCTCAAGTATATTATTTTAAAAGAAGATGAATTAAGATACAATTAAACCATATCTGACCAATTTACATTTTCATCTAAATACTGATTTACTATTGCTTTTCCTTTTTTTTTAAATTGAAGATAAAGTACACCATCTACTAATTCTAAATTATTAATATTAAAATAAAATTGTTCAACTATTTCTGGTAATTTAACTCTTCTAATAAAATTACCATATTTTGTTTCACTATAAATAATTTTATCTGTTTCTGACAAATCAGACATTAAAAGAGAATTTCTTACTCCTGAAATTAATACAATTTGTTGTTCTTTAAGTTGAACTTTAATTGTATCTTTTTGTACACCTGGTAATTCAATTCTAACTTTAAACGAGTCATCAGAAGAAATCAAATCAACTTTTGGACTATATATTTGTCTTTGTAAATTTTTAACGTCATTTTCTAATTTTTCATAATTGTTATGTTTTTTCTTAACAATTGTAAATTTACTTTCACTCATTTTTATTCTTTTTTATTTTATAATTATTTTTATTTTTAAATTCATTTTAAATTCATTTTAAGATCTGAATCTAACAATTAAATTATTTAACAAAATCTCCATCTATGTCCACATTTATAACAATAACAAAATTTGGTAGTAGGTTCATCAGCACTTCTTGTTTGACGTTCATTATATTCTGTTTTATAACTAAAACACTTTCCGCATTTAAATAATCCATTTGGTCTATCTTCTATATTAATAGTATATATAATATCTTCGTCGTCTTTTGAAATACTTTTTTTAATTTCATCCCAACGTTCTGGAAATAAAAGATCTGGACTAAATGAAGCTATTTCATATTCAGTATGTTGTTTATAAAATAATTTCGTAATTAATTCTTTATTTTTCATAAAACTTTCTGGATTTAAATTATTATATATTAATACAGATCTATTTATGTAAATATTTTTAAAAACTTCATTCCAAGTTTCATTAAAAACTTTTTTTTTATATAACATTAAAGAATGATTAAATATACCACGTTCAAGATTCAAGGCCATTTTTTGTATTTCATTTAAACTAGTTTCTTTTATATTTTTTTCCAGTGATATCTTTGCATTATGATCTATTAATTTATAAAATTGTTCATAAACTCTTTTCCTTTTAGGATGTTTTGGTATAAAATCATCCAATTCATCTATAGAGTCGTCGTCTTGCTGTTTATCTACAGAGTCGTTATTACTTTCATTCATTTATTTAATAATAATCTTTTTTGAAATATTTTTAATTTTTTTTATTATATTTTATTATATTTTATTTTATTATATTTTATTATATTTTATTTTATTATATTTTATTATATTTTATTTTATTATATTTTATTATATTTTATTATATTTTATTTTATTTATTTTTTGATAAAACTTTTTTTTAAAAAGTTTAATTTAATTTAAACATAAAGTTTTTTAATATTAAAAATGACAGAAAGGATTTTTGAAATTAAAACTTTAAAAAGTGTCATTATTAAAAATTTATTTGAAGTCATAAAACCTTATATTAAAGAAACTAATATTTTAATTAACAAGGATTGTATTAAAATTTCAACTTTAGATGTCTCGAAAGTATCTTTGACATATGTAAAATTAGATGCAAATAAATTTGAAAGTTATAAATGTGACAAACCTGTAATTTTAGGAATTGACACAAATACTTTTTTCAAAACTATTAAATCTGCAAATAGAAGAGAAACAATTACTTTATATATGAATAAAGATGAAGAAGATAAATTAGGTATTGAATTAGCAGATCCATTTATGGGTAAAGTAAAGGATTATAAAATTCCATTATTATCATTAGACGATAAAGTAATTAATGTATCAGATATTATGTTTGATTATGTAATTAATATGCCTTCTGTTCAATTTCAACAAATTATTAAAGATATTCAATTATTAGAAGGAAAAGTTGTTGAAATAAAAAGTATAGGAAAACAACTTATTTTTAGTTGCGATGATGGTTTAGCAGATTTTAAAACTGCTATTAGCGAAATAGATGATAAATTAAACAAAGATCAAAAAACACTTTTACAACAAAATGGAGAAGATATTCGTTCTATTAAATTTGAGAAAACAAATGATAAAATTGTACAAGGAAAATTTAAATTAAGTCATCTTATGAATTTTATAAAGGCGTCTCATTTATGTGAAAATATGAATATATTACTTACAAATGACAAACCATTAATTTTAGAATATTTTGTTGCAGATCTTGGGATACTCCGGTTCCTTTTAGTAAGTCACCTAGGTCAAGATTAAAAGACATTCTTAATAAAAATAGTAATAAAATTATTAAATACAAGAAAAATAGATTAGACTACGACTATGAATTATGGATTATTGATAAAACAAAAATCATATACGAGATTTAAAAAAAATGAATATATAAAAGTCTATATAAACGTATATAAAAGTCTATTTAAACGTATATAAAAGTCTATTTAAACGTATATAAAAGTCTATTTAAACGTATATAAAAGTCTATTTAAACGTATATAAAAGTCTATTATTTTTTTGGTTACTTTTTTTTAAAAAAAGTATATTTGTTTAAAAACAACATTTATATTATTATTATAATTTAAATGGAACAAGAAAATAAATCAAAATCTTCATCCGAAAAGGTTGATGATAAATTATCATTATCTTCTTCTTCTTCTTTAAAATCTTCAAAAAAACAAAAATCATCAAAAGCTCAGTTAGAATCTGAAGATATTTCTTTATCGCAATTAGAATTAATGGCAAATAAAAAGAAAATTAAATCAATTGAAGATATATCTATTATATCAAAGAAATCTCCAACAGTAAAGAGACAACAAGAAGAAGATTTCTTAAAAAAATCTGTTAAATCATCTAAATCAAGTAGCTCTTCTAGTAGTTCATCTGATGATTCTAAACAAAAACGTAGAAAAGAAAAATTAGTTTCAAGAGAAAATCAAAATGATGCTATAAGAAAAGAGAAAAGTGAATTTTTATATAAATTTAATAAACTAAATGTAAAAGGAAAATGGAGTTCTTTACGTCTAGATATGAATTGTACACTAGATGAAATTAGAAATGAATTTGAAAGAATCAAGAGTGAAATTTCTAGTGAAAGAAACGTTGCATTTTTCAAAAGAATGTTACTATTAGGTGTACAAGGTATTGAAATGTTAAATACCAAATTTGATCCAGTTGGAGTTGATTTAGATGGATGGAGTGAAGCTATGGGATATTCTATGGAAAATCAAGAATACGATGAAGTTATGGCTGAACTATATGAAAAATATAAAGGAAGAGGACAAATGTCACCAGAACTTAGATTTATATTTATGATTTTTAGTTCAGCTACAATGTTTACTATTTCTAAAAAAATATCAAAATTAGATACAAATAGTGCAATAACTTCTTTATTAGGAGGTTTAATGAATAAAGCTCCTACACAACAAACTAATAATCAACAAACTAATAATCAACAAACTAATAATCAACAACAACAGCAACAATATCAACAACAACAATACCAACAACAACAACAACAATATCAACAACAAATGTATAACCAACAACAACAACAACAATATCAACAACGTCAACAAACAAATATTCAACCAAATATCCAAGCAAATTTTTTTCAAAGAGCAAGTGAATCTGTTATACCAAATGCTTCAGATTTAAGAAATCAAACTGAAACATCAGAAGATGCTTTACCATCAAAAATGAATGCTCCAAATACAAATTATATTTCCCCAGATGGAATTGATATAGATAATATTTTAAAAACAATGAATGAGAGAAAAAAAGAAAAAGAGATAAGTAAAAAGGAAATTACAGAAACATCTGATGATATTTTTAAAAATATTCCTATAAATATGCAAAAAAAGAGAGGAAGACCAAAAAAAGGTAACGTAATGAAAATGTAATTAAATTAATATATAAAATATAAGTATAATATATAATAATGTCAGAACCAATAGATAAAGTTTTATATAATAAGGTAAAAAAAAAAGCTGATGAAAAATTTCAATCAAAAACTGGTATTTATAAATCAAGTTGGATAGTTAAAGAATATAAACGTCTAGGGGGAAAATATAAAGGTAAGAAGAGTAACAAAAAGGGAATATTAAGATGGTATAAAGAAAAATGGATTGATTTAAATAGACCTATTAAAAATAAAAGCGGTAAGGTAATTGGTTACAAATCATGTGGTAGAAAAAGTGTTAATTCTAAATTAAAATATCCTTTATGTAGACCATCTAAACGCATTACTTCTAAAACACCAAAAACTTTTAAAGAAATTGGTAAAAAAAGTATAGATCTAGCTAAAAAAAGAAAAGCTAAAGTAAAAGGGTCATTTAATATTACATTTAATACAAAAAAGAGTATTAGAAAATATAAAAAAAAGAGTGCTAAAAAGAGTATTAGAAAATATAAAAAAAAGAGTGCTAAAAAGAGTATTAGAAAATATAAAAAAAAGAGTGCTAAAAAGAGTGCTAAAAAGAGTATTAAAAAGAGTATTAAAAAGAGTATTAAAAAGAGTATTAAAAAGAGTATTAAAAAGAGTATTAAAAAGAGTATTAAAAAGAGTTATTAAAGAAATTCTATAATTTTATCATTTGTATTTTTTGTATTATTCTTTTTTTTAATTCTTTCATCAACTAATGTAAAAACTGTTTTTGTTAAAAATGCTCCTGTGATTGTAGTAGTTGGTATGTCGGATAATATAGCTCCATATACCATTAATATATAAAAAAACGTAAATTTGATAATATTTTCTATTGTCGTGTCATTTGTCAATGTTATTTGTAAATATAAAAAAGCTATAAATGCTCCTTTAATTATTTCACTTATAAATTTATCAAACATCTATTATTATATATAAAGATAATAATAATTTTTAATTTGGAAATTTTTTTTTCAAAGTAATATTTAATAAGGTATGAGTTATTCATATATAAAAAGTGTTTTTCCAAATTTTGAAAATTCAAATAAAGTATATGATGAATCTTTATATAGTAATTTACAAGAATCGCAAGTACAACAACAAACACAACAACAAGCACCTTTACAGGAAGTTAAACAAGAACAGCAAATAGTTTATCCGCAAATATCTAATAGTAATAATGTAGGAGATTTTGCGAGTAATACATTTGAAAAAAACCAGGTGCAAAATAATTTAAGATATTATAATATACCTATATCTGATGAAGTTAAAAATATCGAATATAATAATGAAAACAAATACAAACCATATAACATCAAAGAAAATGAATACGGAATGGATTTAACTGAAAAAACAAAAGAAGTTAAATTAGAGAAATTAGAGAAGTTAGAGAAATTAGAGAAATTAGAGAAATTTGAAAATATTAATGAATTAGGATGTGATATTTATATAAAACACATATCCGAATGTCGTAAATGTAGAGAATTAGTTTCTCGTCAATTTAACATGTATGATAATGAGGAAGTAATGGAAGTAATATCTTATTTAATATTTGGCCTTTTTATTTTGCTAGCAATTAATTCTATAAAAAATAATTAGTATAATTACGTATGTTAATAAATAATAATTTATTAAAATAAATTAAGAATAGACAATAAATAATGGATTTTGATGAAAATGATCTATTAAATAGTAATAGTTTTATATCAGAACCTGATTTAACAAATGAAGTTCAATCAGATTTTAATAACGAATTTAAAAATTATTATAAAAATGAACAGCAAATAAGTGAAAAAAGAAAATTAAAAGAAAGTCTTGATAGATTATCTATTAGAAGTGTTCGATTAGAAGAAGATACTGATGATCAAAGTATTATGAATACTAATCGTTTTGGTGTGACAGCTTCTTTAAAAAGTTTACAAAGTGGAGGTAATCAACAACAAAATAGAAAAACAAAAGAAATTTTAACTTATATAAGTATTGATTCAAGAGATCGTGATAAATTGTTATATAAAAAACCAAGTTATTTTAAAATATTTTTAGGAAAGACTTTTTATAATGTAAAAACAATTCGTTTATCTAGTATAGAATTTCCGAATACAAATGCTGTAATAAACACATCTAATCATCATATTTATTGGAGAAACCAAGAAGATATTGTAAATGACACTTTAAATGCTATTACAAAAACATATCCAGAATATTCTGTTCAGTTACGTACAGGTAGTTATGTTTCTACTTCTTTACAATCAGAAATTGCTAATAAAGTTTCATTAGTAAAAAGAAAAGACAACTTGGGAAGTTTTCATTATTTTTTAGTATCATTGGATATTGATACAGATGTAGTTACATTTACTTCTCTTATATTAACACAATTAAGTAATAATTCTTTGCAAACTTCTGTAAATACTGGAATTATAGTAGTAACTGCACCAGATCATGGGTTTGTGTCTGGAGAAAATATATATTTAGTTGGTGCTCAAACATTAGCTGGTATACAAAGTAGTACTATAAACACAAAACAAAAGATCACTGTATTAAATCCAAATACATTTATATTTGAAGTAAATGTAAATGCTTCACAAACACTAACTGGTGGTGGAAATACGTTGAAAACTGGTAAAATTGCACCATTTCAACTTTTATTTGGAGAACATTCTACAACAATTGCTCAAAATATAGGTTATCCATTAGAAAATAGTTCAGAATTAATTAATACATATATAAAATCTATAACAAATTTATATCAAGCTATTATCACAACTACAACACCACATAATTTATCAAAAACAACAAATTTTTTAGGAAAAACATGTATTATGTATTCAAGTGGTGTTTCACCTAATATAGACGGAGCTCTTATTATTACAGATGTTGTATCAAGTACTTCTTTTTTAGCAAGTATTAATTCTAAATTAGTATTAGAAAGCTATAATTCTGGACAAGTTGTCTTTAATAGTATAACTTNTAATATACAATCTATATCAAATTACAATACAGGCACTATTTTAGTTACAACACATACAATACATAATTATACATTATCAAATATAGGTACCGACATTACTTTATTAGAAACAAAAACTACACCTAATTTAGATGATACTTTTAAATTATTAAATGTATTTGATGATAAAAGTTTTGTAATAGGAGGTTCTCTTCCATCTGGAGGAGAAAGTATTAATAATGATATTGGTTCTAGTGGAAAAATCTCAAGATTTAAACCATTAACTACTTATACTATACATATATCAAATATTATTACTTCATCAAGTACTACTACATTACTTTGTCATAATCACAATTTGCAATTAGGAGATATTATAATGTTAAAAAATATAAAAACGTCACCACCTATAGCAAATATACCTTATACAATTTATGCAATTCCAAGTTCTAATAGTGTAGTAATAAACACAGCTATTAATACATTTAATACAGATACAATTTTAAATGAAACTGCTTATTTATCAACAGGTCTTTTTACAGTTTCTTTTCCAAGTCATAGCTTTAATAAAATTATTAGTATACAAAATACATCTGGTATTCCATCTAGTGGTTTAGGTTCTTTAATAAAAGTGCAAACACAATTACCACATAATTTTTCAAATAATCAATTAATACGTTTTAATCAAACAAATAGTACACCATCTATTGATAATAGTTATAATATTACTATAACTAGTCCTGATACATTTACAATTCCTTATTCATATCCTATTATTTCATCTGGTACATCTGGTATTATAGGTTTTGATCAAAAGTTTTATATATATAATTCTATTAATATAGGAGGTATATCAGAATTAAATATAAACTCGAAAGAATTTATGGTTAGAGATATTATTGACAAAGATACTTTTACATTTTATAATAATGGAGCGTTTGCTACATCCACTGAAAAAGGTGGAGGTAGTAATTTATATATAAGTAGTTTATTACATGGGTTTAATGGTCAACAAACAAATACAAAAAATAGTGTTTTAAATAGATCTATTAATTTGCAAGGAGAAAATTATTCATTTTTATGTTCACCTCAACTTTCTACAATGATGAATACTGGTAAAGTAAATAATGTATTTGCAAGAATATCATTATCAGAATCACCTGGAAGTATGGTATTTACTTTTTTAAGTAATCCTAAAAATTTTGATACTGTTCCATTAAATAGTTTAGAAGATTTAGAATTTTCTATAGTAAATTATGATGGAACAGAATATGAATTTAATGATCTGGATTATTCTTTTACATTAGAAATTACAGAAATTCAAGATGTTATTGACAACTTTAATCTTTCTAGTAAACGTGGTGTAATATAAGATTTTAGTCTTCTAAAATACAACACTTATCTAATAGACACGTATCATCTCTTTCATCTTTTTCAATTATTTCAATTTTCTTGTTACTTTTTATATATTCTATTTTAATATCATCATGTTCATCTAAATTAATACTATTATTTTCAAAAATTACATTTTTAAAATGTTGTTTATAAAATACCTTTCTACTATTTCCTTGTGCACGAAAAACTGAAAAGTTGTCTTGAAAATCTATTATCATAGGATTACGTTCAGTATGATCTTTTCTAAAAATTCTACCAACAATTTGTTCAATTTTAAAGTTTTCATTTTTTGTTGCATTTTTTAAATGTCCTATAAATTTTTTAGGAGTTGTTAAAATTAATGTATCTAGATCTTTTTCAGATACACCCTCTGAAAAAGCAGCATAAGTAGCTAAAATAACATCACACGCCTTGCTCTTTTCTAATTCTATAATTTTCATAGAACCTACAAATAATCCATATGTAAAAGAAACAGATGTATCTTTTTCTAATAAATTATAAAAATTTTCTAAATGATTACGACGATCACTTAGAACAAGTATTTTTCTATTTTCTTTTCTGCAATCTTTTATAATTTCTATAATTAATTTATTTCTTTTTTCCATTTTAACCAATTCAGTTAACATGCTTGTAAATTGAATAGTATTTTTACCAGTAAATTTATTCATTGTACATATTTCTTTATATTCTGTACTATCAATCTTTAGATTTTTTATAATAGGATTCATTCCTTTTCTTTCTGCACTTCCTTTATATATAATTTCTCCTATATGCCATTTAAATACATATTCACAACCATCTGATCTATTTGGTGTAGCAGATAATCCTATTGTGTATTTTGAACATAATTTAAATAATACTTTAGAAAATACACGACTTGATATATTATGTACCTCATCATAAATTGATATTGAAAAATCTTCAAATAAAGTATCAGGGTAATCAATTATTGATAAACTTTGCAACATTGCAATAACAATATCCTTATCTTTTACATCAATGTTTTTTTGACCTTGAATAATACCTACTCTTGCATCTGGTAAAAATGAAGCTATTTCATTTTGCCATTGTTTCATTAAAGGAATTTTATTTACTACTATAATAGCTTTCATCTTTAATTTAGATAACGCATATAATGCACAAAAAGTTTTACCAAATCCTGCGGCCAAAGATAAAATTCCTCCACCTTTTTCTTTACATGCTTTTAATAAAACGTTTACTGGTTCTATTTGTCTATCTAATAAAGTCCCTTTAAATACTATTTCATTTTCCCAACTTTTACCTATATAATTAGGTAAATATAGTTTAGGATCCCCATATTTTTCTATACCGTACATTTTTGGAATATATAATTTATTTTTCGTTTCTATATAAATAGGAAAAGATGGGTCATTTTTTACATTTACTATAAACTTGGAATCAGTTAAAGGTCTTGCTACTAAAATTTTTTTTAATTCTTTTATTTCAGAATCGTCTAATTCATTCTTTTTTAATACAAATCCTCTTTTACTTAAATACATTGAAATATTTTTATTAATATATCTTTTTTATTAATAAAATTAAATTATTCAATTACTTTTTAACCCATGGTGCATAATCTTCAAAAACAGGATTAGAACTCTTGCTTGCTACTGTAGAATATTCTACTTTACCCATATCATATCTTCTAATAGGAAAACATCCTTCGGCAGGTGCTGGTTCAGAAACAGAAACTTTTTGAGCAATTGATGCAATAGGAGCTCCAATAACTGGTGGTTCAGCTGCAGGCATAGCTGCAACAACTTCTTTAACAGCTTCAGTAATTACTTCTGGACTTGCTGCACCTGGTGTAACAGCTTCTTGAGCTAATATTTTTAAAGCATTTTCAGCTTCAGGTGAATCAATATTTGCGGCAGCAATATTTACAACATTTGAAACAGCTTGAGCAGAAGAAGCTTCAGGAGAAGCTGCAGCTTGTGCTAATAATTTAACTGCTTCTATAGAATCTTCTACCTTTGGACCTACTATAGGTGTTGGTATAGAAGATACTACTTCTTGAACAGCTTGAGCAACCATTTCAGTAGCTCCTGCTTCTGGTACAATAGCTTGTTGAGCTAACTGTTGTAAAGCTACAGCACCTTGTTCTGTAGTAACACTTGGAGCAACAATGTTTGTTATAGCTGCAATAGCTTGAGGAGAAGAAGCTTCTGGAGAAGAAGCTGCATTTGCTAGTACATTAATAGCTTGAATAGGTGTAGGTGCTGGTGCGAATGCTGCTGGTGATGATATAGAAGATACTATTTCTTGAACAGCTTGAGCAACTTTTTCAGGAGCTCCAGCTTCTGGTACAACAGCTTGTTGAGCCAACTGTTGTAAAGCTATAGCACCTTGTTCTGTAGTAATACTTGGAACAACAATGTTTGCTATAGCTGTAACAGCTTCAGGAGAAGCAGCTGATGGAGACGCAGCTGCATTTGCTAGTGCATTAACAGCTTCAGATGGTGTAGGTGCAAATTCTTGTGACTGTGATGGTGCAAATTCTTGTGACTGTGATGGTGCAAATTCTTGTGACTGTGATGGTGCTGAAATAGAAGATACTATTTCTTGAACAGCTTCAGCAACTATTTGTTGAGGTACTGGTCCTGGAGTAACAGCTTGTTGAGCTAATTGTTTCAAAGCATCTGCTCCTTCTTGTGTAGTAACATTAGCTGCAGCAATGTTTGTAATATCAGCAATAGTATTAGCAGGAATAGCTTCAGGTGAAGATGCTGCTTGAGCTAATACATTAACAGCTTCCATAGATTGACTTGGTGTTATAATAACTTTTGATTCTTCATTTTTTTGTTCTTCAGAAGCAATATTTTCTAAAAATTCCCATAATGGTTTCTTGTTTACTGCATTCATAGAAACCATAAAGGCAATAGCAATTAAAATAGAAGTAGAAGGACTAAATTGAGCTGTCCAAAGAATTAATGAAAAAATAAATAATTTAAAATATTGATTCTCAAACAAAGAAAGTACTTCAACTGGTAAAGATGGTGCTAATCTAGCTGAATATAAAACTAATACGAGATGTAAAACAGCTTTAAGATAAGCTGTTTTTTTAAATGGACTCATTGTTTTTTCAACAGTAGAATCTAAATCTTTTATATATTCCATAATAGTTATTATACATTAATAAAATAAAATAATTTTTTTAAAAAAAAAAAATGTATAAGATATTTTTAATTAAAAAATGAAATATATACACAAATATATACACAAATATATATATTTATGAAAAATTTTACTATATATGTAGATGAAAATAATAAAGAATATAATCTTATTATAGGTGAATCTAGAAAAGAAAATGATATTATTGTTAAATCAAGTAAACAGAATGATATTTGGTTTCATCTTGATAAATTTAGTGGACCACATTTTGTATTACAAACTAATGGAGATATTATACCAAAAAAATATTTTAATAAAATAGGAACTCTTTTTAAAGAGTATAAATCAAATTTGCCTAATAGATATTCTATTATTCATACAGAGATAAAAAACGTTAAACTTACAGATACATTAGGATTGGTTAATGTATCTAAAACTAAAAAAATAAACTTTTAAAAAAATACTTTTTTAAAAAAAAAGTAACCAAAAAACAAAGCTACGCTTGACAAAGTAACCAAAAAACAAAGCTACGCTTGACAAAGTAACCAAAAAACAAAGCTACGCTTGACAAAGTAACCAAAAAAATACTTTTTAAAATTTTAAGCGTAGCTTTGTTTTTTGGTTACTTTTTTTTTAAAAAAGTATTTTTTAAAAAGTTTACATAAATTCCATTGTTAAAAACCCCTTGTTAATAATCAATACATTATATGAAATTGCAAAAACATACAATGTTAAATCTACATTATCATGTGGTAATTTTAAAAATAATGTAATATCATTAAATTTTGATGCATTTAAAGATCCAGTTGGCTGATTACCTTCTGGTTTAATACTAAAAGGCATGGTATAAATATATTTAGTAGGAATAACAGAATGAACATTATCTGGGAATACACTACGATAATAAAATTCAGGAAGACTATCAAAACGTAATTTACCATCTAATAATAAAGAAGCTTCCCTAATTAAAGGTTCATCATCAGGTGTTCTAGAATACACAAAATGATTATTGTTTTCTATATTATTATTTTCTACCGCAAAAAAAATAAATTCTTTACATGGATAATTAAATCTTAATTTACTATTATATACATCTGTATTATGTAATATTAAATCATCTCCATTATACTGTACTTGTTCTATAATATATTGATGTTTTACATCCAAAAATTTTTCTCTTATTACATCATCCAAAAATATATATTCAGCTATAATATTAGCATTTAATATAGGTATAGCTAATGGTTCGTCACCATCATAGTTTATACACTCTGAAAATTGTTTTAATTTAAAACTTATTTTAATATCTTGATAAGCCATGCAAAGTAATGGTAAAGAAAGATTATATTGTTTCGTAAACCAAAAATCCAAAGGAATAATCAAATCAACATATTTTTCAGCATTATATTTACTTGCAACATATGTATCAGATTTTAACAACATTAAATTTTTACCTACTTTTTTTGAAGTTGTTGTTAATTCATCCCATGCATTTAAAAATTGAGGATATAATTTGTCAACAATTTCTCCACCAATTTGTAATTCTATAAAATCATCAAATATTGCATATCCTAGAGTGTCAGTCCAAGATGCATATGTACCACCGTTTTTTACAATAGGTGGTAATCGCAAATGTAAATGTATTTTTGATAATAAATCACCTCTTTTAGGAATTTCACATGTAATTCTTTTACCAAATGTTACATTTTCATTAAAACCTAATTTAACTGTTTCGGTTGCAAAATTGACATAACGATAATAATTGTATTTAAAAATATTTATTTGAGGATCTGTTGTCAAAAAAATATCTTGCAAACCCACAGCCTGTAATTGTAAAAGACTTGGAGACATATATAAAAACTTATAAAAAAAATTACAATAATTAACGGTATAATATTATAAAAATTAATCTAATCTCCTTCTACGCCTTCGTAAACCATAATTTGTTGTGTTTAAATGCTGTTTTAATTCCGTAATTAATAAATCATTTAAAGAATAATCATTATTACATTTTTTATCTTTCTTTATAAAATCTTGATCATCACTTTTTATAAATTGGTCTCCTTGGTCTCTTTTTATAAATTGGTCTCCTTGGTCTCTTTTTATAAATTGGTCTCCTTGGTCTTGTATAAATGACGTGGGTATTTGTGTTGTAAAATTATTTGTTATTTTATTACACGTTGAACTAAATTGTTCATTAATTTCATATTTAAAATAATTAATTGGATTATATGGTAATGCTATAGATGATTCATTTGTTTGATTAGCAGAATTTTTTGTAAAAATATGATTAGGATTTTGAATCTCTTTATCTACCATTTCAATTGTTTCTGTTTGTGTAAAAGACTCTTTAGTAGAATTATTATTTTTTATAGATATAAAAGATAATGTATAAATTTTCATAGTATCAATTATATCTGTATTCCACACCCAACCCTTTTGTATATTTTTTTTTTCAATAAAAAGTTCACATAATTTATCTTCTATTATAACATTTTTAAATTCTAAAGACGTTTCTTTTTTTAAAAAATCAATACAATTCTTAAATCCAAATTCGTGTTTATTATCATATAAAGAGTATGTATTGTTAATATTATCTTTAATTAAAATTAAAAGACTAGTCATATAATATACAATGTATAAAATAAATTTTACAATTGGACTATTAGAGCTAATAAAAAAATTGAAATAACTTTTAAATAAATTAAATATCACAAAGAAATGAGTCTACCATTCTCAAAATACATATTACAATTTTCTAAAAATACAGAAAATGAACAAACACACTTATCTTTTAAAAATGGGAAATATAATATCCCAGACAATTACGCTGACGTTTTTTATAAACGTTATTACCAAGAAATGACCAATAAAGAAAAAAGAAATGACCTTTATTTGATTGAAAAAGTTTATAATACAAACTTTGCTTATTTTTTAGATTTAGAAATCCCGAAAAATGAATCGAATAATTTAAAAAAAATAGTTGACGATGATGTTAAAGAAATTATTATTAAAACTAAAACTGTATTGGAATCTTTATTTGTAAATCCAAAAACAGAATATGTTGTATCAAAAAGAAATGATAACTATCATATTAATTTTTACAATATTATTGTAAATAGCGCTATTGCTAAAACAATTACAAATGAAATCTTGAAAACTATTTCTATTAACTGTATTGATACATCCGTTTATAGAACTGGATTACGTTTACTTGGTTCTAAAAAATATAATAAATCAGTAAAAGAATCCTTTGAACAAGTTTATAAAATTTACAATATTGACAATAAAGAATTTAAGGAATTAGAAAATACAACATTTGAAGAATTTTTACAAACAACTGTTAGAAGAAAAACTATTATAGAATTATCCAAATTAAAAGAATCAGAAAAGACAAAGGAATTAATTAAAAACAATGAAACAAATAAAAATACTATTAAAGGTATCGATAATGATAAAATTAACTTGGAATTAAATCATCTTTTAAAATCATTAAAAACAGAAAATGAATGTATTCAAAATTTTGATACTACTATCCAAAAAATATACGCAAAACAAAATAAATTAGGTATGTTTTGTTATTATATTTCTATTAATGGCAAATATTGCCCATTTAAGATGAGAGAACATGCAAGAGAATCAAGTCCAATTTATTTTGAAATCAATCAATCAAAGATTTTTATTAGATGTAGAGATTCCGAATGTCTTCGTAGACAATTTCCTGATAACGGTATCTCTTTACCAGAATCATTTTCAAAAAATTATCCAAATACTTTTCTTAGTATGACTACAAAATACTGGCATTCTGAAATTAATGTAACTGAAGATATTAAAGAACATTTAGAAGCAAGTTTAAGTGGTTCACATTATCAAATTGCAAAAGCGATTTTTCATATTTATAAAAATCGTTTTAGAGTAGATGATATTAAAAATACAGAATGGTACGAATTTGAAGGAGTAAGATGGAAGAAAAGTCATCTTATGAATATTATTATTTCAGAAGATCTTCCTAAATATTATCGTTCAATTAAAGTTAGCGACACATCAATGCAATCTAAAAATTTACAAGACTTTTTAGTAAATACAGAAAGACTAGATGCAAATATGCGAAATCAAATGGTGGATAACATTATTACAAAATTAGAAAATGTTTCTTTTAAAAATAATATTATTTCACAATTAGTATATCTCTTTAAAACATATGATCCTGATTTTTATATTAATTTAGATTCTATTCCAAATCTTGTAGGATTTCGTAATGGTGTATATGATTTTGATAAAGGAGCATTTAGAGAGGGAATTCAATCAGATTGTATTACTTTCTCTACAGGATATGATTACATAGATTATGATGCTAATTGCCAACAAGTACAAGATATTTATGCATTTTTAAAACAAATAATTCCAAATAGAAAAGTATTGGAATATACACTAAAAGTATTAGGAAAATCATTAGTTGGAGCACCAGATGAAAGATTTTATATTTGGACAGGATTATCTGGAGCAAACGGTAAATCCACTTTGGTAAACTTTTTAGAAAATACTCTTGGAGAATACATTACTTCAGTTGATGTTTCCCTTCTTACAAATAAAAGAGCAGGTTCTGGAAATGCTTCTCCTGATGTTGTTAGACTTCGTGGAAAAAGAATCTTTACATTTCAAGAACCAGAACACGATGATAAATTACGTACAGGTATATTAAAACAATATACAGGAGGAGATACTATTATTGCTAGAGAACTATTTAAAGCCCCAATCACATTTAAACTTCAAGGTACCATGATTATGTGTTGTAATGATCTTCCTTCTGTAAGTTCTGTTGACGGTGGAACGTGGCGAAGAATCAGAGTTGTAGAATTCAAGTCGAGATTTTGTGATAATCCTGTAAAACCAAACGAATTTAGAATTGATCCAACTATTAAATATAAAATAAAATCATGGAGACCTTATTTCATGAGTATTCTTATACATTGGTACAATAAATTCCTCGAAGAAGGTATAAATGAACCAGATGAAGTAACAAAAGCTACTGCAAAATATAAAGTTGATAATGATAAATTTAATGAATTCTTTGATCAATCACTTGAAGAAAGTAATAATTCATTTGAATCAAATAAAGCCATTTATAGTCACTTTTCTAGTTGGTGGTCTAACAATTATCCTAATACTAGAATACCAGAAATTAAAGATCTTAGACGTGCAATGAAAATTAAATTTGGAAACGAAAAAGAACAAATCATAGATGGGTGTATGAATTATGGTTTCAATGTTAAAATAAAATATAGCAACAGAGGAGATATAATAGACGAAATAGAAGAAGATCTTTAAAAAAGATCTCAAAATCAAATGATTTAAAAGAGTTTTATTTAACAATTTTTTAACGATTTTTTTTTATAATATACTATTAATGAATAATACATCTATTTTTACAAATACAATTGAATCGTTAAATGAAAATATCGATGAAAATTTAGATGAAAGTTTAGATGAAAATTTATATGAAAATTTAGATGATGAAGAAATAGATGAAGAAATTTATGAAAATATAGATAAAGAAATAAATATTATAGAAAAAGAAAAAAATAAAATATCATATGAATGGGAATCTTTATCAGAAGATTGGATAGAAAAAATAGTATCAGATAAATTTTTTATAAAAACTGATTGTTGTACTATTTCTATAGAAAGTGCTTTATCAAATAGTGGTTTTAGAACATCTAAAAATACATTATGTAAATATATATCTAAATATATAAATAAATTAAGTATTTTAGAATTTTCGCAAATAATAAAAGAGTATAGATTAAAATATAAAAATTCTATAAATATAGGAAATTGGGATCCATATGTTATAACAAATAAAAAAGACTTTATAAAAATAATAAAGGGTAAAGAATTCTTTTTTCAACCAGATGAAACTTCTTTATATATTATATCAAAATCTTTAGAAATAGATATTCTATTACTTTCTGATAATAATTATTCTATTTTTTTTACAGATAATAAATATCATAAAATTATTACTCTTTATTCTATTAAATCAAACGATTTCAATTTAGATGATGTAGACATAGATAGCAATTATTACTTTCCATTAGGTCTAAAAATGAAAAAAAAGATGAAAACTATATTTTTATATTCAGAAATACATAAATATAAAGAATTACTCGTTTTATTAGATAAAAAAGAACTATTAACTCAACATACTCTTAATGCAATTAAAAAAGAAACTAATTTTTTTAGATTAAATGACATTATTGATTATATAGAAAATAAAATAAAATCATCTTCTTCAAAAACAGACCAAAAAATAATATTTAAAGAATTAAATAATACAATTTTACAATAAATCACCACATACTACCAGGACCTCTATACCTATTTCTCATACACCTATTTCTCATACACCTATTTATTCTAGGACATGGACATACTACACCACCTTTTTTCATAGAACTCTTTTTCATAGAACTCTTTTTAGTAGAACGCTTTTTCATAGAAGGCTTTTTCATAGAACGCTTTTTCATAGAACTCTTTTTAGTAGAACGCTTTTTCATAGAAGGCTTTTTCATAGAATTATTTTTGCGTAAATAAGACATGTCAGATTGTATTTTTTTTGTTGTTTCTGGATAACGATTTTTATTATAAATAGCTAATACATTTAATCTTTTTATAATAGTTGCATAAGGCGATTTTTTCGATAGTTTTTTTAAAATAGAACGTCTTTTTTTCATAGAATCGTTTATACTATATCCTTCTAATTTTCCAGATTTTACGTAAATTCTAACTTTTGATCTTTTCGCACTTTTCTTTTTATTCATGTTTTATAAAATATATAAATAAATAAAATATTCGTATTTTATAAATAATAATAAATATTCGTATTTTATAAATAATAATAAATAATATATTATAATAGATTTTATAAATATTTTTTTTAAAAGTATATAGTAAATGAATAAAGAAATCAATATTACTCATTTAATTATACTAATAATTGTTCTATTTGGATTATATTATTTAATGAATGGCAACTCTTACATGGTAAAAATAGAAAAATTCGACGATTTACTAGATAATCCAATTGACAAAAAAAATAAATCATGCTCACAAGATTCAATTAACTATAATGTACACGATTACATCTTTGCTAAAACTCCTTTTACACGTCCTTAATTTTTTTTATATTTTTTAAATTACTTGTTAATTTAAAAATGTTAATTTTATGTTTATATTTATTTTTCGTTTACTTTGTTTTACTTTTAATTAAATTTATCCATATTGTATCTGATTCCATGTTTTTATCCATATTGTACCTAACTCCATGTTTTATTCTGTTTTGTACTTGTTGTACTAAATAAACCATTTTTGATTAACTGTATCACCGCAATCATATAAACTTACTCTTGCACCTGCATTAGTCTTAAAACCTTCTACATCTAAACATTTCCAAGGAGCATGTCTAGGACGTAATTGACCATTATCATCCAATGTCCATTTTTGATTATTCGCATCACCACAATCCCATTGCAGAATATCAGCACCATTAAAAGTTTGTGCTTCTCTTACATCTAAGCATTTTTGACTATGATTAAAAACTAAACGACTTTTATCATCTAATTTTATTTGTTGATTAGTAGCTCCATTACAATCCCACATCTGAACTATATTACCATTATCTTGACCAAAACCTGCAACATCTAAACAAAAATTATCTCTAAGTTTACTTTTTATTGGTTGATTATCTATTATAGTTTTTTCAAATAAATTCCAAGTACTACTAGGAGCTTTGTTAGATACATTGTTTTTAATCCAACAAGTTCCAAACTTATCTGGATAACTCCCAGATGAAAAATTAAATCCTTTACAATCAGAACGTTTATTACATTCAGTTTTACATTCTGAAAACGATGCATTGTTAAGATTAGTAATGTCATTACCACCAGCATCAAAACCCATTGTAGCTTTGTAACCTTCCAAGTTTGCTGGTCCCAAAGAATTCTTTTCAAATATATTCCAATCAAGATTATCAATTTTATTAGATACATCGTTCTTAATATAACAAGTTCCACGCCCATTTGGATATTGATTTAATGGAAAATTAAATCCTTTACAATCAGGACGATTATCACATTCTTTTTTACAATCGGAAAATGATGAATAATAAAGTAAGTAATGAATGTCATTACCTACTACATCTTTACCTACATTAATTCTATAAGTATCCAATGAGTTTGCTGCTGCTATGTCTTCTGCTGCTTTTTTCTTTGCGTCTTCTGCTGCTTTTTTTGCTGCTGCTGCGTCTTCTATTGCTTTTTTTGCTGCTGCTTCTTCTATTGCTTTTTTTGCTGCTGCTGCTTCTTCTGCTGCTTTTTTTGCTAGTCTTTCTATTAGTGTAAACGGATTATTCTCTTCTATTGCTGCTATTGCTGCTTTTTCAGCTGCTGCTTTTGCTATTGCTGCTATTGCTGCTTTTTCAGCTGCTGCTTTTGCTATTGCTGTTAGTTCATTTTGTGTTGTCAAATAATTTTTTAATTTTTCTTGCTCTGCCTCTTTTGTTTTTTTAAGGTGATCTTCAGCATCATAACCCAATTTTTCTATTTCAGTTATTCTTTCATCTAATCTTCTTTTCATATTTTCTAAATTTACTTCTAACTCTTTATTTGGGGTTGCTGAATTATATTCAAATTCTTTACGAACTTCTTCTATTAGTTTAACTCTTTGTTTAAAAATTTCCATTTTTGCAGTAAATTCATCAATTGCTCCAGATGATTTTGTTTCTAATGTGTTATTTATTATAGGTATTTTTGCGGATTTTTCAATATTATTATTAATTTTTGTAATATTATTAGTATTTAATTCTTGCATTGTTGGTTTTGTAGGAAGTGGTAATATTTTTTCTATTAATGTAGTCATTACTGATTCACTATCCATATATTTATATATTGACATTAATATTGCTATAACTAAAACAAATACAAATACTACAATAAGATAAGGTGTTAAAATAACCTCCTTAACTGTACCAATTGCAACCTCAGAAACATCAAGTAATTGTTGTAAAATATTTTGTATTACTGTTACAGGAGAAATAAATGAAAGGGTATCCATAGCAAATGTCATTGTTGGTAAATTACCAAGTATACTATAGGTTATATCACCTATAGTTTGTAAAATTGGTAATAACGTTGCTTCAACGATACCATATGTATCACCTATTATAGTTAATCCACCATTCAAAGCAGTTGCTACAGCATTCCCAATTATATTATAATAATACACAACTACACCCATAAGACCTACAAGTAATACCATATTAACTAAATTTATTTTCATTGTTTTTGAAATAGGAAGTGCAAATAATACAGTATTTATAAAATTTATATAACCTATATATAAAGTATAAAATATTCTATCAGCTACAAATCTATACATTATAGTTACTTGCTTTTCTACTTCCTTATATAAATCCTTTAATAAATTAATAAATGATTTGTAAATATTCTTGAAAGCATCAAATGCAAGTAAAAATGCATTTATAATTGGGTTAATTATAGTTTGAATAATATTTAATAATTTTCTAAAAGTTGTTTTTATGAAACTTGTTATACCATCTTTTATTTTTTCTAATTTTTCTTTTATAAAAGTATAAGCCTCATCTAATTTAGTTGATATTGTTGTACCAAGATCTTTAAAGAATTGTTTTATTGGTTCAAAAGCAGTAGTTATATATGTTTTTATTTCTGTATATTTGTCGTTGATAAAGGTTTTAACTGTATTTATACCATTTGTAATTGTAGCTTCTAGTTCACCAAAAGCTTTTGTAACTGCAGCAAAGGCAGTAGTTACAGGATGTAAAATAGCATTAAATGCATTTGTTATAGTTGTATTTAAAGCTTCCCATGCTGTACCAATTACACTAAATGGGCAAAATTTAGGTATTGCAATTTTAGGAATTTTTAATCCTGGAATACTAATTTTTGCCCAGTCTATATTTATATCATTAAATATTGTTGTAGCATTGATAATTAATAGTTCTGGTACACATGCACCTGATATTGAATCAAATACTGTTTTAAATGGTGATATGATTTTTTCAATTAAACTACTAAAAAAAGTTGACATTTTTTCAAATGCAAGTTTTACTGGTTTTATAACGTTATCATTTATTTTATCTATAATTTCTTCTTTAATTTTTGTTTGTACATCATCAAAAACTTTTGTTATTTTTGTTACTATATTTGCACGAAGATTATCTATACTCTGATATATTAACATGGTATAATTTTTAATTCCATT